GAAAGAGTTCGATCAAATTCTATTGTTTTTACATCAACATCATGAGTAATAACGAAAGAACTATATTCTCCTTCATCTAAACCAAGTATACTCATAAAATTCTCTATACCGTCTCCATCAAGAGAACCATCAAATATTTCATCAAAAATGATAATATTTGTAGCATTTCTTGATTTCTTGAGAGCTATCTCTCTCCATGTAAATAATATTGCTAAATCAATTCTTGCTTTTTCTCCTTCAGAAAATGAATAATAACTAAAATCATTCCTGAATTTAGATTGAATTGTCTCATTAAAATTTTCATCAAAAGTAAATTCAATAGGAAAATCAAATTTATCAAGATACATATTAACCGTTGCATTGATAATTGGCAAGAAATTTTTAATTATATTTGTTTTTATTCCATCATCTTTAAGAAGTTTCTGAGTAATCCCATAATAATACAAAAGCTGATTCTTTTTATCAAGTGATTCTTTCAAACTCTTAATCTGCTCTGCCAACTCATCAATATCTTCTTGAGTGACCGATGATGCTGGAGATTCTTTCAGAGATTTAAGTTCCTCATTGAGTCCATCTATTTTTTCCTTATACTGATTAATAGCTTGCAAACATAATGCATAATTCTTCTCTGTTGTAATCAACTCATCTTTAACCTTGTTCATTTCTTTAACATCATCATCATACTTCTCAAGATCATCTCTCAACTGTACCAATTCATCTTGATACTTCTTTTTTTCTCCTTTCATATTTTTAAGAACATCATCTGAAGTTATTTCAAATCCACAATCAAGAGAAACCTCTTTCTCTTCTATTAATTTAATAGCAGCATCTTTTTTTATCTCAAAAGAAGATATATCTTGATTAATTTTTAATATTTTTTTATCAATTTCTTGAATTTTAATAATATCATTATCTATCCGAACCAATTCCGAAACCAATACATCTCGATCATTTTCATATTGTTTGATATCAGCATTTAATGAATCACAAGTAATATCAGTAAACTCATTTCCAATTTCTTGTCCACATTCCGGACAAGCATCAAATCGTTCATAAAATTCAAGTTTTTTATCTGCTTCATTAATTTTAGTATTAAAAATTGCTATCTGTTCTCGTATCCAATCCCTTTTATCAATTGGACCAACCGTTTCCTTTTCTTTTTCCATCTCAGATCGGGTTTTAATAAGTTCGTCAAGAACATCATTATATTTACCGACATCTTTCTTCAATGATAATATTTCTTCATTAATAGCCGTTATCTTAATATTTACATCTTCAGATGTTTCTATCTCTTCTTTTAATACCCGAAGAGCCGATTCTTTATTCTGAATATAAATGTTAGCCTGACGAATAAGTTCTTCTGTTTTTACAAACTCCTCTATCTGATTTTTCAAATATTCAATAGAATCTTCAAATCCTTCTTTATCCATATAACGAAGACGGCTTTTTTCATTTACATCTTGAATATTCTCTTTCAAATCAGCAATACGTTTATTTCGTTTATCTACTGCCTCTTGAAAATACTCTCGTTTTGATTTATATCTTTCTTTAACCAAATCAATTTTATGTTTAACATCAACAATATCAGCTTTTAATTCTTTAATACCAGATTTTAATAAAGAGTTCATATCAGAAAATATAGAAATATCAAGTAAATTTTCTATAATTTCTCTCCGATCTCCAAGTTTAAGCTGCATAAATGGTTTATAAGAAGCAGACCCAAGAATAATAATTTGAGTAAATGATTTATAATTAAGCTTCAGTATATCATTTTCAAGAATACATTGATAATCTGCTACCGTTGCTGGTTGAGGAATTAATTCATGATTAACAAAAATTTCAAATAATGATGGTTTCATCCCTCGATTAACAGTATACTCATTATTTCCAATAGAAAATTTAATACTAACGAGCAATCCTCGTTCGTTCACATTATTAATAAGCTGTCCAAGCCTTACCTTACGAAAGGGTTTTCCAAACAAACCATATACCAACGCATCAATAAAAGTAGATTTTCCATCTCCATTACGACCAGTCACAATGGTTGTTGATGTTTTATCTAAATCAATAGTAATTCCTTGATCTCCAGTAGAAAGGAAATTTTCATACGAAATACTGTGAAATTTTATCATTGTTCATTCGCCTTTTCATAAAGTTGTTTTAATATAGTCTGGATAACAAATTTATCATTCTTCGTTAATCCTTCAATCTCATCAACAGATAATAATAAAATACTTAATGTATCCATATCATCATCTATATCATCTCCTATGGTATTAATATAAAGATGCTCTTCCTTAATGTCAATTTCATGTGGACCGATTGATTCTAATTTACTGATAAATTCTTCAAAATCTTTTGGATCTTCCTTACTCTTAACTAAAATACGGATAATTTTATCCTTACATTCTGATAAGTATAGTGATTTTTGTCCATCCGGTAATGGATATTCTATTTTAAAAAATATATCTTCACTTAAATATACATCCTCTGTTGTATCAAATTCTGTATCATAAATAATAATTCGTTTAGAATCATCATAATCAGACCAAGACATCTGATATGGCGAACCAACATAATATCTGGATTTTTTGTGAAAATGTCCACTGAATACATGAGAATAATGTGAAAATATACCCGTATCAATACCCTTTTTTGAAACTCGTGTTCCTTGTTGTATAACTCCCATCATTTCAAAATGTCCACAACATATTTCATCAGTAGATAATTGAATAATATCAGATATTTCTTCTCGCTGAATAGGGAATATCCAAGGAACCATTAACATTGACCGTCCACCAAGATTAATATGAGATAAACTATCAAAAACATATATATTTGGCTCTTTATCAAAGAGTAATTTAGTAGAAGAAAGTTCCCCATTAGATTTATAATAAGAATCATGGTTTCCCATAAGAATATGAAGGGTTATTTCACTTTCTATCAATGGATTAATAAAACAATCCATTGCATGACGAAGAGTTTCAAAATTTACAGTCTTACGATTATCAAAAAAATCTCCAAGATGAATAATATTTTTAATATCATTTTTACGTAAATAAGGAAAAAAACAATCTTCATAAAATTTTCGTTGCACTTCCATAAAATATTTAGAGTTTTTTCTTGCTCCAAAATGAGTGTCAGCAATAATGGCAATTTTCATATCAATATGGTTCTCCTTTTTGTATTAAATCAACAACACCATTTTTCTTTTTTGAAGTTTTCTTTATTTTTTCTTTTGGAAGTTCAACATTCATATCATCAAGTATTGATTGCATATAATCAACATATGTATTATAATGTTTAACATCATTAGGACTATCAGCATCTAAAGCATCTCTGATTTCATCTTCTGCAAACATTTTTCTAATATATAATAAATGATCAATATGCCGCTTTTTTTCTTTTTTTATTCTACGCACAAAAGCATAATATGCAATAGTTGAAATATATCCAAATGCATTATTATATTTTATAGGATCAAAATTCTTGATATATCGAATACAATTCTCAATAGCGTCTCCAATCATATCTTCCTTATAAGTATAATTGATAAAGGAAGACTTATAACTCATGTTTGTACAGATCAGAAACACACATTCTGCAATATAATCCGGCATTCTTTCCGGCTTTTCATCATTTTCAATTTGTTTTCTTACTCTACCAGCCCATTCACCCAATTCTTTTGTTAGTTTTTTGTTATCAACATAATCTGCCATTTACATTAATTTAAACTCCGATATATTAATAGGAAATTTTTCGTTTTTGTAAATATCAAATCTCTTCTGGAAATGTTTAAAAGAGTAATTCACATATTTTTTATAACGAAAATCATCCACTATATCGAATAAAACAGCCTTCTTTTTTCCCTTGTTCTTACGTAAAATTCTCCCTATAGACTGAAGAACTTTAATTTCAGACTTATAAGGAGAAGCAAATACAACAAATTGCAAACTTTTGATATTTACACCAGTTGATAGGGTGCCATACGAAGCAACCAATACAGAATCCGTTTCCTTTTCTATAGATCCTCGTATTTTTTCACGATTATCAACTTTAGTCTCCCCACTAATGTAATACACATTCTTCTTCTTGTCAAGTCGTTGTTTCATCATCTCGTACAGAGGCTTACCATGCTTTTGAACTTTATTGAAAAGAACAAGAACATTACCCGGCAAAACAGACACAAGATTACATATATAGAGATGTCGTGCCATACACTGAGTAATAAAATCCATCTCAACAATATAATTCTTCCTGTATATCTTTTTACCTGTAGGAGTTATTTTTTCTACAACTCGTCTATTTATTTCCTTACAGATTGATTGATTATATTTTAAAATCATAAATTTAACATCTAATTTAGTAATAAATCCTCTATCCATAAGATCACGCGCTGATGTCACCTTCTTAATATCTCCAAATAACCCCACAATAGTAAGCTGATGAAGTTTCATATCCTTGAGTGTACCAGTGAACCCAATGCGTATAAAAGCATTCTTGGCTTTTTCCATAATACCAATTATTGAAGCGGCTGATGCACCATGAACTTCATCACATAGGATAACATCAAATTGACTAAAATATTCTTCTGACATCTTGTAAACAGATTGCCATGTGGAGACATATACCTGCTTATCAGAATTTTTCTTTTTGCCTTGATGAATTTTATGCACATTCTCTTCAACATCCCAAAATCCATCAACTCGTGAATAATCATCAAAATCAGAATGCATTTGAGAAACAAGATTAGTTGTTGGAACAAGAATAAGAATCTTTCCTTTCGTCTTTTGTTGATACCAACGAATAAGAGAATAAATGATCAGGGATTTACCAGATGATGTGGCAGATACAATAGTTGCTCTACTATCAAGGATGGATGTTTTTACGGCATTTACCTGATAATCATAGTGTTGGATCGGCCCATTATCAGAATGTGGCTGTAATGCCGTCAAGAAGTCCTCTATTTCGTCCTCAGACGGTGTTTCTATAGGAATAGGGGTTCTCCTATCAACAACAGTATAATCGTTGTCAGAAGCGAATTTTAATAATATATTAAATAATCCTGCGGGTAGAGTAGAACCAATAATTTTATATAACCGAGTTTTGCCATCCCAAATACCATTTTTATATTTTGGCATGAATCGGTAATTTGGTGTCATAAACGAAAAATAATCAGATAATTCTTGTGCTATAGATGGATCTGTATCAATATATAAAAAAGAATTATCTATATTTTCAACAATTATTTCATAATCATTCATTTTTTATTTAATTTCTTTTTATCATTATACCATAATAACATTACATTTCTTAATGCGCTATCTGGATTATTGAATATATCCTCTACTGATAATTTATTTTTATCAAATAAATCTAATTCTGTTTTCGCAGCATCATATAAATCAATTCCCTGATACATTCTAAATCCTTTAGGAATAACATATTTTTTTATATCGCGACTGAAATTTGTTATTTTATTTTTTCTAAAACTATCTATACTCATTAATTTATACCTTGTTTAAAATAAAGAGTTTTAATAATATTCCCTATGTGATAACTTCTATTATTAATCTCTTTTAATTTATCTTCAATAAATTTCTTTTTCATTTCAAGCATTTCAATAGTAAATGTGAGTTTTAAAATATCATCATCAGATTCTATATGCATTTTAACATCAGATTTCATAATTTTATGATCAAGTGGTTGTTTTTTATAAACATCGGGATGAGCTTTTCCCATATAATAATACCACTTATCTCTCCACATTCGTTTTAATGCCAACTGAGAATGAATTAATTCTGTCTTAACAATTCGGTATTCTTTATAATATTTATTAAAAATCTTGGGAGTATTCGCAGAATCTTCTTCTGTCCGGTCAATACGGAGTTCCATATCAACCTCTGCCTCTTCCTCAATTTGTTCAATAGGTTTTGATTTTATATTTTTCATAATATCACATATTATAAATCAAAAATATTATTTGTCAATTGGTTTAAAAAAATAATACGAATAATCAAATGTAGCTGTAGCCTGAATAGGAGACACTGTAGTATCTATATTAGTAAAATCTACAGGACTTAAATCTGTTGGAAAACAATCAACAAAATGAATTTTTGTATGAGGATTGAATTTATTTGTTGTTACTGTTAAGATTATATCTGATGTTTCCGTATATGGTGTATGATGTTCTTTAAGTAATCTAAACTGTTCTGTTGATTCAGGAAATCCAAGAGCCATCATCCAATTAAAAACTTCAATATAATTACGTAGATATTCATCAACCATAAAAGTAATTACAAGATCTTCAAACTCTACTTTATCTCCCGGAACATTATAATCAACATTAGAAGTAGGCACAGCCGCTCGACCAAGAGATGATCCCGGAATAGAAAAATTTTGAGCAAATAATGATACATTTGGAAGTTCTGGTATCTCAAAATGAAAATTATTATCTCCAAGTATATTAAGATTTTCTCCTAAATTTAAATCTGCGCCCATTTTAATGTATCCTTGTATTTATTCTCATATTCATTAAAGTCGATATAATTTCTTCTGAGATATCCATACGATCTCTATAAGCAAAAAAATTTATCAAATCACTTGCAGTAGCACCATTTAATATATATCCATATACATCATCATAAACATACATTTCTCCTATATTATTATCATCAACTGACATGATAATACTCGGAGAAATGGAAAATACTTTATTACTTTTATTACGTAATGATCCCATATAATTATTTATACCTCCACAAAAAAAGGGATATTCCAAAATGGAATACCCCTTTACTATAACAGCTATTATTTCTTTCGTCAACCAGATTACATAAGATTATCAATCTTGAAGATACGGAAATAATTATTGCTTCTTGCTTCCAATCCAGAGTTGAAAGAACCACCAGAGAACTCACGAACAAACGGATTAGCACCGATGCCGTAACGAGTCTTGAAGCCCAAACGAGGCTGGAATGAATCACTATGTGTAGTTTTGTAAAGAGTCAATGGAATATACGGACAGAAATAAGCCCCTGCGTCGTATGCATTTGCACCCTTATAACCCACAACACCCATGTCGATTGTTACATAAGGATCAACATAAACCTTAATCATACCGTTCATTGTTCCAACAAACAGATTACCAACAGGATCAACATTACCCGGAGTAACTTTTGTGTTACCAGCGGTATCAAGAAGTCCTGTCATTGCAAGAGCAGATGCCACGTTAGCAGAACAGATAATCCAATTACCTTTACCACGTCTTGTAGCGATTGCGATTGCATTTGCTTCACGCTCAATCTGGAACATAAGTCCCTTGAAGCGTTCAACAGACCAACGACCATTGGAATCAACGTCGAGATCATAAATACCCGGTGTAGCAATATCTGCTTCCTGACAACCAAGAACAGCCATGTTGTATGTTCTACGAATGATTTCACGATTCATTTCGTTTGTTACTTCTGTACTCATAATAGAAGCAAGCTCTTGTTCGGCAGAAAGACCATGGATAGCTTTCAAATCCTGAGCAAGCTCAACGGAGTATTCAGATTTCAAACCACGAGATTTTGCCTCTACAGACAATTTCTCGATTGTGAAGCTCATTTTTGCCCAATCAGATTCTTCACCAAGCTGTTCCGCAAGGTTTGTATCCATACCCACACCATAACCAAAATCAGCATGGAATGGGTCAGTAATTGTAGCATCAGATGTAGCCGGAGTTGGTTGATCATTCAATGTATCCGGAGTCATGTTTGAAGGATACTCTGTACCTTTACCTGCATTTGGTGATGCAGGATCACGAGGGGCACCAGTGAATCCAGAATCAGCTTCATTGAAAAGTGCTTCATTTGCAGTTGTATCTTCACCAATCTTAGGTTGAGATCCATATTGTGCTCTTAACGCAAATATAAGACCAGTCGGGCCTTTCATTGGTTGTACACCAAAAATATCGAAAGCAAGCATTGCAGGCACAGAACGTCTTACCATGGAGATAAGGACGGGATCGTACTTATCAACACCACCTGTTACGTTAGTAGGTGCTTCATGGAGAGCCTGTTCAGAAAGATGTTCTTTCTGATTCTGCAAAAGAATACCTGTAACTTTCTTACGATATGTATCCTTAATTTCAGGAATATCTTTGTGTTCCAGAACTGGTTTCCAATTCTCCTGAATTTGTTCAGCAGTTAAATGTTCCATTTTATTTCTCCTAAAAATTTATATGTTTATATGAATCAATGATTAAAGACTCATTGATTCTGATAAAGCATCCACATATCGTTTCATGCTTTCATCAGTCTTTTCTTTATCATCTTTATCTTCATCATCTTTATCTTCATCATCTTTATCTTTATCATCTTCTTCATTAAGAGATGATTTAGTAAAATATGTTTCTACAATAGATTTAACACGATCTTTAAATTGTTCTTCATCTTCAAATGCAACCATTTCAACAAGATCATTTACTTTATCAACTTGAGTATCTGCAAGACCATCAGTACATTCTTTAATGATTAAAGATCTTTTCATATTATTAATTTCTTCTTGTAATTGAATATTTTTATCAATTTCTTTATCAAGAACAGATGTTTTCTTTTCAAGTTCTTCTGCCATCTCAGCAACAACATCAACTTTGCTTTCTGGTACTTCAACATAAGCCTCTGTGAAAAGGTCTTTCATGCCTTTAAGAAAGTTTTCAGCAATTTCTACCTGAATACCATTCTCAACTGCAAGTTCATTTTCTTTCATCCATTCTTCAGCAACATATGTCAAATAAGAATCAATTTTTTCTTCAAGTTCTTCTTCGACTTCTTTACGTTGCTCTTCTAATTTTGTTTTGAATTCTTCTTCAATAACCTTTTTTTCTTCAGCTACTTGACCAGCAACGGCATTCTCAAAGATAACAGTTGCTTTAGTCTTAAAGTCTTCAGAAAGGTCAGAAAGAGAATCATCGCTAAACAAAATTTCAATTGGTTTCTTTTCGTCTGCCATTGTTAGTTCTCCTTAAAATCAGTTAAAAATATTGGTTTACTATTATTATTTATAAAAACAGTGAATTTGCTATTTTTTTATCGTATTATATGTATTAATTATAGTTTCTCTTGCACTCTCAAGAGTATCAAAATCAACTCGACCACTTTGTATATCTTTCAATACTTCAGTTGTTGAATCCCTTCTTGATGATCTACCGGAAATTATCCATGCACTCAAAAGTAATCCTGCGGCCCATCGAACTTCTTCCATAGTTCCGATCTTATAAATCTTCTTCGCCAATTTCTTCAATATATTATCACGTTTACGTACATTCTTTTTATTAACATCCAATTCATAATCATTATAATCAAAATTCTTGAATGATTTTATACGTGGAGTTTTAGTAAGTTTATTATCATCATAATTATAATTAAAAGACGAATATCTCGGTTTATTTCTCATACTATTCTCCTGATGCCCCTATAAACATTTCTTCCATATCATCATAGTCATCAACTCCTCTTTTTACTAAAAAAGTGTATAGTAATCGTAAATCTTTTTCAGATAGATCCATGATTGATTTCTTTCGTCTTAATTTCTTCAATATTGTATACAACCGAGGATCAATATTACCATCTACTTCATGACCCCATTCTTTTGCTGCCATAAGAAATTCATGTACACCGGGATACTTATTATTGATATAATCAAATCGTTTATCAAATTCTGAATTTTTAAATAATGAATATTCAATTATAAGTTCTTTATATGATTTCATTTATTTCTCCATGACATTTAATGATTTTGATAACACACCATCAATATCTCCATAAAATACATTTTTGCCTTTTATTTGTTTTTCATACTCTTTCATCAATTTATCTTTTTTATTGACTTTATCAATAATGCTAAAAAATACATATAAAGCAGCACGTTCACCAATATCAACAATCTTATCTGGATTGTTTTTTGCATACTTCTTTATTGTTTTTAGTCGTTTATACATATAATTCTTGACTTTCTTACCAACATTTTTAAACTTATCTATCACCCCTTCATCAACAATATTGTCTTTCTTAGCCAATATCTCAAGTCTTCTGATCTCTTTATCAATTTCCTTTTTCATTCTCTTATTCTTTCTTACAACAGCCATATAACGTAACTGTCCGGCAATAGCCTGAATAAGAAGAACCCCAAATATAATATCAAGTTCAGATTCTTGTATGAATTGCTGATAAGTTTTCATTTTTTTGGTTTAAAATATCCTGTATTTTTTATAAAATCATCAAGATTTTTCAAATATTTATCAACATATTCTTTATTAAACTTATCTTCTTCAACATATTTCATTTCTTTATCAATTTGATCAATTTTTTTATATACAACATTTCGCATAAAATTAGTAAAATTTCGAATAACATCATGCCATTCTTCAGTATTTTTATTATAATGAAATTCTTTTTTATATTTATTAGTAATATACATAGATATGTCTTGTTCTTTCTCAAGATTATCAATTATAGCATTTAAAGAATTTATATATTTATATGAAGAATTATCACTTGATATTACATCAAAAACATATTTTTTAGTTTTATTAAATTTCCATTTTTTTCTTAAATATTTAAATGCTTTATAAAGAGAATATACAATAACTCCTCCAGATACAAGACCAGCACCATATTTTTCGTCTATAAATTGTTGATATGTTTTCATTATTCCTTTATCCTATTCATCATTTTCTCAAATGCGATAAGAGTTATTTGCTCTTCAACCATAGAAAATCCGGTTTTACTTGCTTCGGAATCAATCTGTTTCTTTACACGTTCAATAAACTCTTCATCATCGCCCATATAGAACTCTTTGCCTTCATAGATACCATTAACCCATGCTTCAGGCGCAGATGGATCAGAAACAACATCAATAGTTGTCATATAATAATCTTCATTAACATATTTGGTTCCATCATCTTCACGAAGTGTACCAAGACCACGAGAAGAAACACCAAGCTGTACTCCATCTTCAATTAAACCACGAACAATTTTACCAAGTCCCTGTGAAGTTACTTGTGATTTTCCATACCAATTATTACCATCTTTTCGAAGTTCTTTAATAAAATGACATGCACGTTCAGGATTAATAGATGGAGATTCTGGATGATTAAGTTCCCCAAGAGACCGATTCTTTGCAATATATTCTTTTTTATACCGTTCAACTTCTCGTTCAAGAATAGGGGAAGGATAAATTCGTCCATTACGATTTTTTTGTTCAGCCTGAAGAAATATTCCTTCAATAAAATATTTCTTTTTATTTGTTTCTGATTCAGTAATAACTTGAGCTTTCACATTATCAAAATTGTCTTCTGTAATTAAAAATGCCATGTTAATTTCCTTATTGATTAAAATTTTTCTTAAAAGCTCTTAATCCAATATCATATCCACCATTATCTAAATAATCTTTATATGCAATTTTCCATTCTTTATCACTCTGCGAAGATGTTCCTTTCTTAAAAGCTCTTAATCCAATATCATATCCACCATTATCTAAATAATCTTTATATGCAATTTTCCATTCTTTATCATTTTTAGGATCTATATCACCTTTTTTACCATTTATAAGTCCAAGAAGTTCATTAATAATATCTTCGTTGATAGTTTTGGAAAATAAATAATCAAGAAGAACAGATTCACCTAAATCTCTTTCTCTTTTAAGAAGAGCAATAGCTTGCTTGACATGCTCATTATTTCCCGTATTAATACGTTCAAGCTCTTTTATAAGTTTATCAAATTTATCTTTATTTCTTGATTTTGTCTTTTCAGAGACAATTGAAGAAAAATGACTCTCAAGCTTTTCTAATAAAATATCTTCGTTTTCCATTTTTATATTCCTTTTTGATGTTTAATATTCTCGTATTCAAGAACAAGATTATATACTTTATCAATATTTCTTATATTATTATTTATAAGATTACTTATTTTGGCCTGATTATAAACATTTGTGTTTTTGTAAAAACGTTTTATAGAAGATAATTTTGATCCACTTATAGAAATCCCTTTTTCTTCAAATAAATTATCACTTTCCATCAATCGTTCAGTTCTACTCAAATCAAATTCTGGATTCTCTAAAACTTCACACATAAAAATAAAATCTTCATAAAGCGTAGCCATGATTATCTCCCAAAAATATCTCTTCCTACTTCTTTACGTTTATCCTGAATCATTCCCATTACTCGTGAAGCAATTTCTTTATTAACAATATTTTTCAATTGAGATGGTTCTTTATTATTAATATGAGTAATAATTTGCTGTACATTATTTGCTTGTTCTTTTTTCATTATTGATTATCCTCCTTTTTAACTGTTTGTGTTGCTGTTTTTTCCTTCGTCATTTTTTCTTCTTTTCGTTCATTTGCTCTTTCTTCTGGAGATGGAAAATCACTTTCTTCTGCATATGGACCATATGCACCCTGCTGTGCCATTATATCTTGACCAACATTACCAAAAGCCTGTGTTGTATCACGTTCTTCTTTTTCTTCATTACGCTGTTTCTCAAGTTCTTTAGCCTCTTCTTCTGTCTGCATCAAGATATTTGATCTGATATATTCCATAGAGTAATAACGTTCAATCATCTGATCCATTGCTTCCACAACATCAATACGTTCTTTAAGCATTGCCAATTTCTTGAGTTCTGCAAAATGAGAATCTTCTTCCCATTGATACATGATATGGGCTTCGATATTATCCCAATCATCAGAAGTAATAATCTTTTTCATTATAAGCTGTTTATATAACATATCAGAAAAAACACCACGAGAAAATCTACTACGCAAACGATGAATAAATTTAGAAAATTTTACTTCTTCACGAGTAATTTCATTATCACGAGCAAGATTAAAAATAGAATTTTCACTATCAAGTCTTCCAAGAGGAACATTTAATGATTCATATAATTTATGTCTGAAATATGCAACATCATCCATTTCACCAAGATTATCTCCACCTTGAAGTGTATCAATTTCAGTACCCCGACCACCTTCTCTACGAGGCAACCAAAAGTCTTCAAGCATAGACATATATCGTTTTCCTTCATCAATTTGTCCTGTTTGTGTATTATACGCAATCTTATTACGGTATCTATTCATAATAGAATTTAAATACTCTTCTGCTTTTGTTTTTGGAAGATTACCAACATCAATATAAAAAATACGTCTTTCAGGAGCACGCGCAACACGATATACAACAACAGAATCTTCCAACATAGCAAGTTGATTTGCTGGTTTAATTGCTTTATGAAGATGAGAAATAATCATCTTTCGTTGTGAATCCATTAAACCAGAAGTTCCATAAGTAACAGATTCTTCTGTAAATTTAATAGCTTTTTCTAACTGAGAATAATTATAAGAACCAAGATGAGTTGCTTCTGTAATTAAAGGAGGTTTATATACATAAAATATTTCAATATCTTCAATAATACCATCAGAATTTCTGGTTATATTTCTAATTTTCTTAATATAAAGAGAATCAATATGGACGATTTTTTGAATACCATCTTTAATTTTTTTTCCATCAATAATAAGATGAAAATAAATACGACCATCAATATACCACGATCTAAATAATTCATATCCATAATCATTAAATTTCAGTAAATATAAGATATTATCAAATTCTTCAGCAATTTTTGTTTTTATTGATTCTGATAATTCAACATTATCCAAATTGATTTTTACAGGAAAAGGAACATTATCTTCATAAGTAACAGCATCATTAACAATTTCAGAAATAGCTTTATCAATTTCTGTACATTCAGCCATTTCTCGATAATTCTTAATTAAATTATATTCATCAGTATCAACAACACCAGAATCATAAACTTCAATAAAATGACCACCAAGAGGACCACTTGATATAATATCTCGCGTTCCTTCTTTATTTTCAGGAATTACTACCTGAACAACTCCTTTTTTATCATCCGGCGTATTCTTTTTTCTTTTTATTTCGAATCCAAACAATCCAAATCCCATATCCTCTCCTTAAAAAACGATTTTTATAAATAATACTGTAGGTTGTCTTTAACTCCTTTTAGCAACCTACAAAAAAGGGGGAAAGTCAGTATGATTTCCCCCTTTCCTATTTATATTTATTCATTACGAATTATTCATCATTATCAATATCAACATCTTTTTTTACCTTCTTTGTTGTTTTCTTTTTTGATGTAGATACTTTTTTCTTTTTTGTGGATGTTTGTCTTTTTTCTGTAATATTTTTTTCCTTTTTAGGGATATATGTTACACCAGACATACATTGTATTACTACTTCTTGACCGTCTGGTTGTACTCTTACCCATCCTCGTGCATCTCCTATTATAGAAGACTTACCAGTTCCATCTTTTAACATCCAATCATTTGGTTGTGTTTTTGAAGTTCCCATATTTTTTTACCTATGTTTATTGTATTTTAAGCCATTCAGAAGCAGAAATTTCCATTGATCCTTCCGGTGCATCATCTATAAATTTTGTATCTGAAGGTAATCGCTTTTTAATTTTTTTAATTTGTGAAGAAGAACCAGATATAAGTACAGTCTGTTCTTCTCCACCATCTTTATATGAAAAAGCAATTGATTCTTCATCAATAACATTATTCTTCATAAAATCGTTAAAAGTTATCATTTAATTTCTCCTTAAAGATTATGTAGTCTCTGCGGATTCCCAATAATTGTAATTAAATGTAACCTCAAATTCCTCTACTTCATCGTTAGCATCAAAAGCAAGATCAATAGGAGCAAGCATTGTTGGAAACATATCTACAATATGATATGAATACAATTCTGCCCCATCTCTACCAAGCTGTGTAACCTGAGCATCTGAATATACATCACGAACACTTGCAAAACCAAGATTATCCTGATGTCCATTAATAGCATTCATCCAAGATTCGACCAAACGACGAATTTCAAAATCTGTATCATTAAAAACAGTTACAGTCCATTCTTCAAAAATTCTATTACCCGGCACTTTAATTTGACGACCAAGATAAGGAACATCAATTGCTTCTACATTAGATGCAGGAAGACTTGATGCCTTACAAAGAAATTCTAATTTACCACCAAGTTTTTCAGCTCTAACTTTATATAAATTAGGTCTTGCTCCTGAAATGAAAAAACCTTTAAAATCATTAATATTAAGTGATTCCATATATCTATCTCCTAAATTTTATTTTTAAAACAGAGAAATAAAAAATATATTATTTCCCTGTTATTATTTATTATCCAAATTGACCAATGATTTCATCAAAAACAACACCTGTTCCAGTAGCAACAAAGTTCAAAGTGATAAAGTTAATTGATCTTGCAGGTTTAATATAAATATCTCCAACAAATGCATTATTATCAATAACAAACGGTGTATTGTTTGTTTCATCACACACAACTTTAAAGTCATAAATACCACGTCTTCCCTGAACGTCACGAAGATAAGGCTCTACCATTTGAACAAAACGAAGTCTTGTAAAAGTGTCGTTAAATTCGAAAAGAAGATACTTAGCGGCCTTCGCAATAGCTTTTTCAAGTACAATGAACAATCTACGAACATTGATACGATCAAAAGCTGAAGGTTGAGTAAGCATTGTTCTATCACCATAAAGAAGTGTTCCCTCACCAAACATTGAAACAACCGGATTAATAGAATTCGGATACATCTCATCACGAGCTGTTCTATTTGGATTCCATGCAAGTTTTACACAATTTTTAATATGTCCACGATTATAACCAGCAGGAGACCACCATGGATCACGAGTTTCATCAGTTCTCGCACAAAGACCAGCAATATCACCATTACATGCTACCCAACGAAATGTATCATTATATGTATCAAACTGATATTTCCAGTTACAATCAAATACACCATAAGAACTGGAAGGAAGAACATTACGTTGACGCATAAGAGCATCAAGTTCACGATCTTTATTATGAATAACACCAACACCAACACCTCCAGAATTTAATGCTTCTGGAGAAATAAATGCTACACAATCTTTACGAAATTCTGCAACATTCTGAATAACGAAATCTTGAAGAACACGATCAGCAGGGCCGGTAATAAGTAAACTAATATCAATTTCTTCCACATTATTAAAAAGTTCCCATCCCGGAATAAGTTCATTATTAGAAGGAATATTTCCAGAAGCACCATTAGCAAGTGTAACTGCTACAGGTTCTGTAAGAGATTCGAAATCTCTATCTTGTGCAAGATTACCCCATGCACCCGGTCCAGATTCCATTCCTTGAGGATAATTACCAAACCAAACATATTTAGAACGATCACGAAGAACATAAGGATAAAAAGAACTTGTTCCGTCATCATATACAGCATCCTGTGCTTTAGAACAGAACGCATAACGTTCAAGAATACGTCCTTTATCGCCAGTTACTTGACCTGTCCCATCAACTACTACTATATGAAGACCATCATTAGTTCCATTTTTCTTTCTTACGTATTCTGTAGTTTTTGGGATTGTAAGGAATTGATCGTAATACATCCAAAGAGATGCTTCAGCTTCAGCAGTTTCTTCTTGAGTAATGATAGGAGGATCAATAGTAAATCCTTCTGTTCCGTCATATCCATAACCAGCATTTGTGATATTAATATTTGTTACAACACCATTTGTAATAGCAAGTGTCGCCAATGCATTAGTTACTGTATTATTAGGAACATCAACTGTAGCTGTTGGAGATCCTGTATATCCAGTTCCCCCATTAGTAATAGATACAGCAGTAATTACTCCGTCAACAACAGTATCTATCTGAGCTGTTGCTCCAGTTCCTGCTCCAGAAATTGTAATTGCTTCAGTTCCATCATAACCATAACCCCCGTCAACAAGAGTAATACTGTCAATAGCATCACCATCAGTTGTTACAGTAACAGCAGCAGTTGAGTTTGTTTTTGAAGGAGCATCTATTGTAATTGATTCTGTTCCATCATATCCACTTCCACCATCTGTTATAGCAAAACTATCAACAATTTCATTAGCAACAGTCATATCTGCTGTTGCTTGTGTTCCTTGAGATGTAGCGGGAGCAGGAATTGTTACTTCTGGTGGATTACGATATCCATAACCATTAGTAGTTATTTCTATTTCTGTTACTTGACCTGTAACATCATCTACTGTTTTAATTGTTCCTTCTGCTGTAGTTCCACCATCAAAAGGAGCAGTAAAAATTACAGATCTTCCTACATCATCAGCAGTTGTATAACCAGTTCCTCCATTGGTTACTTTAACAGACCATACAGCAGAGAAAGTATCTTCATCTGCCATATGAATCTCAATACCATTTGCGACAACAGATGGATAACGACCAGCAAATTGACCCCAATCATTTCCAGATGGAATAGAATGATTATCCTGCCAATCATTAATATTTTTAATAACAACCGGAGAAGCAGGAGTTGCAGTGCTATCATAAGCATTTTGTGCTCCTTCACCCACAACACGAACAACTTTTAAATTTCTGGAATAATCCAAAAAGTTCTTTGCACAGAACCAATATCCAAAGTTTTCATCAGTAGGTCTTCCGTATTGTCTAACTAATGCTTCTTCATCAGAGACATAAGAAAATTTTTCTAATGGTCCCCACTCAAAAGCACCTACGATTGCAGCTCCAGCAGTAGCGACTTGGGGAATAATTTGAGTTAAATCCCATTCTCTTACAGTTACGCCCGGAGACAACATAAATGACATGCCCATATTTTTACCTCTTTTGTTAAATGAAAATATGTTTTTCGATTTCTAAAATTAAAGATTACATTATTATTTATAAAAATGAGTTTTTTGCTCTTGACATTCTATTAAAATAGTGTATAATAAAAAAAATATATGACAATAATAAAAACGGAGAAATTATGGGATTTAAAAAAGAGAAAAAATGTTTTTTTGTTTGTTTAACGAATCCTTTTTTTCCTGATGTAGTTTTTCTTGTAGTAAAAGAAAAAGGATCAGAAATCATTCTTAAACATGACAAAGTTCCTACAAAGTTTGATATTTTATTTAAACTTCCTATTAATAAAGGAAGAGAAAATAAAATGAAAGAACTTGTAGAAGATCTTAAATACACAGAATTTCATATAGTTGGGAATTTTTTTAAAAAAGAAATTCTTAACGCTATAGTAGAAATCAATGAAAATAAAACTGTAATAAAAATCTAATACACAACTGGCATATCTCCCCATACTGCTCCATTTCTAAGATGTGGTGGAGTTTCATCTTCAATAATATGTGGTTGATCAAGCCCATCATCTATATGTCCAAAAGGAACCAACGACTCCTCAAGATGCTTTAAATGAGTACCTTCGAGGAGTTTCTTTCTTATGTCCTGATTATCAAGCATATCTTTAAAATATTGATTATTAATAAGCCAAGAAAACAAAACTATACTCATACATATATCATCTGTATAACCTTCTTCTGCCTGATATGTATTTAAATGTCGTACAAATGTTGTAAATTCCTTGATTGTATCAAAATCATTTACTATATATTGGTCTGATTCTATTAAAGATTTACAAATTGCACACCCAATTCGTTTTGTTGCAGGAGTTGTCTTTACACCAATTATAGTGTCATGCCCGAAACCACCAGACACTACCTGACCTGATCTACCTTTCGTTGCTGTCTGAATAAGATTCTCATATTCAAGAGTATGATGCATAATATTACATACAACTGCACCAATATTATTTGCTTCAATAAGAACAAATGCCTCATTATATCTATTTGCAAGATTAAAAATAACATCCGGAAAAATATGAGGATCAATAGAATTATTTCTATATATCGCTGCTTGTTGATATGGTATCTCGGTAACATCAGTTACATTAGCAACCGAATAATCCAAACCAAGCCCCTCAGATGGATCAACAGTAATAACATAATTATGTCCCGGTTTCGGAGCAAAATAGATTTTCAGATAATCCTCAGATAAAAGTGGAACCTGATGAACCATTCGTGTCATTACAGAAGGAGAAATAAGAGAACCAGCAGAACCAAGGAAATCACACTCAAACTCCTGTCTCCAAGCATCTTCTCCAATATTTGCAATTGTTTCTTTTTTAAAATTTTCATCACGTCCCGGAACATCAGACCAATGAATTTCATAAGGAATATATCCATTCCTATTCTCATTAGCATCAACCCATAACTTATAAAAATGATTCATACCATTTGGAGTAGAAAACACAAAAATTTTAGATGTCTTACCAGAAGAAATAGTAGGATAAACAGATTTCATAAATTCTTCAGCTTTATTGTTATCAACAAATGCAAATTCATCAAGAACAAGAAGAGAAATAGATTCGGAACGAGATGCAGATTCAGATGTTGCATCAGCAAATACAACACAACCATTTTCAAGCACAATAGACCCCTTATTCCACTCCATAACACCACTCTGAAGAAATTTTGGTAGTTGCCTATATGATTGCTTCAATTTGCCTAAAATACCCCTTGCTGTCTTCGCACGGTTAGCAAGAATACCTACTGTTTTATGCTTATTAAAAAGAATATAATGCATCAAATAGCCGACTGTAGTAATAGACTTACCTGATTGTCGGGGAAACTTGAGAGTAACAAAACGATTTTTATCATAAAGTTCAACAACTTTTTTCTGATAATCGTACATCTTGAATGGAACAACTCCATAATCTATATGAACAATTCTCATATAATTTTCAATAAAATAAATGACATCATCTTTACATTTTTTATATTCATCAATATCTTCTCGTGTCCATTCAATAGCAACACCGGGAGCTTTAAGAAGTGAATCTCCAAGATAAATTTGTTTTTTTGTCTTATCTTCTATAATTCTTGCCATTTCATTTTAATCTTCGTCTATATCATTTGGATGAGGAGCATCATTCCATTCAAGCCAACTTTCAACAGCATCTCTATCAACAGTATCCCATCCTCCATCATTAGAAAGTTCATATAAATCTATAAAAAAATCATCAAGAGAAACATCTTTACCATTAGCAGTTAAATAAGTAAAATAATCTTCATAACCACTATAATGAGGATCTGGATGTGAAAGACCATATGATTCTTCATATTCATAAGGAGTTTCTACCCAATCTATTGGTGGATATTTTTCTTTATTCCAATAACTCATACTATCATGTTCAAGCATATCTCCAACAGTCATATCATTAATTTTATCTGCGATAGCTTGTAATTTATCTCGCTCAGAATAATCAGGTTCTTTGGGCTGTTTTTCTATTTCTTTTTCATAAGTATCAAGATATGCTTGAAGTTCATCTCGTGTATAATCAACACCAGCAACATTCCAAACAATCTCTCCATCTTTATTTACTCCTGTACCGTTTGGAACTACATCAAGTATTTTTTTAATTGATTCTGCACGATGTTTATATCCTTTACGTACTTCACCAGCATTAGCTTCTGCTTCTTCTTCTGCTTCTTCTGCCCATTCTTCATATTGATCTGCTGTAGAATCTTTAATACGTTCCATTTCTTTATACCAATATGCTTCATCATCAGCTCGTTGATTAGCATAATAAAGAATATCACCAACCAACTTTTCATAAGATTCAATTGCAGCATCTTTATCAAGATGATCTAATCCATAAAAATCTTTTCGTATTTCATCATATAATTTAGCTTGTTTCGGACCAATAAGTTCTTTTTTGATAGAAAATCCCGGAATAGGTTCTTTAATATGTAAAGCACTATCTTCTCTATTAAATTTATCCCATACTTCATAGGTTTTATTATCAGCTTTAATCATCACAACCCATTTACCATCACCATCTGTAACATAAACAGGGACTTTTCGTTCTTTCAATACATGTCTATTCCAATATTGTTTATCGTGAGGCCATCCAATGCAATAATTTACATTAATAATACCATACTTACATGAATTCATATACTGAGCTGTCTTTTGATTAAGAGGAATATTAGCAATAAAATCTTTATTTTTTATCTTCATCGGCCAATAATCTTTTCCTTTTGAGCCGGGAATTTTAGTAGATTTAAGAAGCAACTTCCGTCCATATTTTGATTTCGTCATTATATGCTGAAATTCATCCCATGTAAGTTCTTTTGGGGCTTTAGATTGCCATCCATATTTACGCTCAAAATCTTTACTGGCCTGTTTATTAGAAGTAAAAAAATCATTAATTTTCTTTTTTTGTTCATCAGTAAGTTTCTTATTATATTTAAGAAATCTAATAATAGTTTTTGCTTCGTCTATATATGCTATAAAATTTTTCATTTTTATTTTATTTTTTTTTATTCATTTAAAACTTCAGGATGATACCATCCATTATTCGATAAAACATCCTGTGCAGAATATCCGCTATCATCAATAACATAATAATATATTTCCTCATTAGTTTTACTAATATCACCCCCATACCCATGTTCTTCCATTAAATCAACATAATCATCATAACGTCCACTATCTATAGAAGGAATCATCACATCATCATAAATATAATCTTCATATGGAGGATCTTCTGTCCATTCTATACCTTCAGCATCATGCATTTCATATCCTTCAATATCATCAATAGAATCAATAATTTCTTGAATTTCTCCCTGTTTAATTTCAAGATCTTCTTTATTATCTTTAGCATCTTCAAGAAAAGATTCTATATCACTATATGTAAATTCTTCTCCTCCCAAATAAAATAATGACTCTTCATTAGCATCTTCATCATCCAATAATGATTCATATTCATTAATATTCTCTTCCAATTCTTCAATTTCTTCTTGAATTTCACTCCATTCATTTTCATATTTTTCTTTAGTATTTTCTTTAATACGATAGACTTCATCCCAAAAATTAGTATATGCTGCTTCCCATTCATTACGAGCAGTTTCAATATCACGCACAAGTTGATCATAATCAGCTTCAGCATCATCAATATCAATCCATGTTTCTTCTTCTTCATCATAATATTCTTCTCGAATTTCATCATACATTGCTTTTTGTTTAGGATTAAGAAGATTTTTTCGTACAGAAAATCCCGGAATACCTTCATGAGTTTTACGAGGATTATTTTCTACTGTCCATACATCATATTTACGATTTCCTTCTTGAATCATAACAACCCATTTACCCATAGAATTAATTACATATACAGGAACTTGTTTATATTCAATAACTTCTTCATTCCAATGATATGCATTACCAGTAGAATCTCCTATACACCATGGTCCAGAACACACTCCAAGTTTACGAGTATTCATTGCTTGTGCTGCTTCATATGTCAATGGAATAAATGCACAAAATTCTTTAGTAGGCATACGAACATTAATATAATCCTTTTTTGATATTCCTTTTATTTTAATTTTATTACACTTTAAATTTCCGGATTTTTTCATTCCAGATGTATATTGCATTCTTATATTTTCAAAATCATCATATTTCCAATTACGAATTTTACGACTTTGCCAATCAATTTTACTTCCTGCTTGTGGATTCTTCTTTGAAAAATATTTATTAAGTTCCGTTCTTTCTTGATCATTAAGATTCTTATTTTTCTTCAAGAAACGCATATAATCTGCTTCAAGAAGGTATACTTTAAATGATTTCATTTTTTTTATTTCCTCGTTAAAATATATTACTACTATTAATATTGTATTTTTTATTTATTTCTTTATTTACAGGTGTATGTTCATCAAATTCACACTTATCATCAAATGTTCCACCATGAATGATACAATTTTTAAATGATACATTTTTATACGTTCCTTCATAAACATCAACTCTAATCATATCAGAATTTTTAACAATTATATTTTTTACAATAGATATTCTTCTTGAAGAATATTGAGGTTTAATTATACAATCACTAAAAGTTCCTCCATTAATAATATATGGAAGAACATCACAAAATTTGAATTCTCCTTCATCTATAATACCACCATATATTGTATTTCGTTTATAATAACTTTTTCCTTTCAATTTACAATCATCAACAAGAGTATATTCTACTTTACAATTATTCAATATTGAACAACCAAATATTCTGGAATCAGAATGTTCGCTAAGATCAAAAATTCCATCAGAAAGAACACAACCAGTAATTTTTACAATCAATTCTCCGCTATCATGAATAGAATATCTTCCCGAAGAGACTGAACCAAGCTCGATATTCAACTGATCATTATTAAATGAAATATCGCAATCAACAAACCAACGGGCATCCATTTGGTTTTCAAACCATTTAATAATATCTTTATCAGTTGTTTCTATATATAAATTATTATTATAATTTTTATATTCATCAACTAAATATTGATATTCAGAATGTCCTTTGTAAAAATCATCACGTATTTCATCATATAATTTAGATTGTCTTGAACCAATAAGTTCCTTTTTAATTGAAAAACCAAGAATTGGTTCTGGATCAGATTTCGCAATGTCGTGACTATTGAATTTATCCCACACTTCATATTTTTTATTGCCCGGAAGAATCATTACAACCCATTTTTTTATACCATCTGTAATATAAATTGGAACTTTTTGTTCTAAAATTACATGTTCGTCCCAATATTGAACGTTACTTGCCCATCCAATACAGTAATTTACATTAATTGTTCCATAATTACATGAATTCATATATTGAGCTGTTTCCCAATTAAGAGGAATATTGGCAATGAATTTCTTGTTTTTTAACTTCATCGGCCAATAATCTTTTCCTTTTGAGCCGGGAATTTTAATTTGTTTAATATTCGATTTTCTACCAGCAGTCGTACTCATTATATACGATTTAAATTCATCATATAACATTTCTCTAACTCTTTTTGACTGCCAATCAAAATCTCGTCCAAATTGTTCTCCTGCATGAGGACTTTTCTTAGAAAAAAAATCATTAATCTCTTTCCTTTGTGCTTTTGTAAGATTTTTATTCTTATTCAAAAAACGAATATAAGATGCTTCTTGTATATAATTTATAAATGTTTTCATTATTCTTTTGTAATTATATTTGCTGTAGTGCTTATTTCTACATTACTATCAAAGGTGCAATTATAAAAATATCCTTTTTTTATTATAGAATCAGATTCAAAATGACAATTTGTATATTCTCCATCAACAATATCACAATCATTAAAAGTACATTTATTATAAATTCCATTAACAACACAAAAGAAATAATCAGATTCTTTATCATTAGCTTTTATTATAGACGTTTTTACATCAAGCATATTAATTTCACTATATAATACTTTACAATTTTCCACATGATCTACATATAAAACACAATCATTAAATGTCGTATCATATGATTCTTCTGTATATACAGTACAATTTGAAATATTTGCAGTATCAATAAATGGACAATGTTTTATTAATGAATTTTTTATTACTGTATTCATCATAATATCACATTTTGTAATTTCAGAAAATGAATATTTACTAAATTCAATACGACATCTTTTTAATTCTATACCATCTAACATAATTGGTGTATAACTATCAGTTATTTCACAATTAATGATACGACCATCTGATATAAATAAACCATTAGGAGAAATAGTAATAGAAGCATCTCTTATATTATTATAAGGAATATTGCGGACAAGATAATTAATATTTTGTTGTGTATCTTTATTGATATCACCACGAGGAACGTTTATAACATTGTTATTATGAGAATAATCTTTTATAATCTGAGAATATTCATTAATAAAAAATTTATCTCGTATCTCATTATATAAATTTGCTTTTTGTTTTCCAAGAAGTTCTTTTCTTATAGAAAAATCAGGAATTGGTTCTGGATTATAAGAAGAGATATCTTCTTTATTTAATTTATCCCATACTTCATAACTAATATTATTGGGTCTGATCATTACAACCCATTTTTTTGAACCATTAGTAATGTAAATTGGAACTTTCTGCTCATCAATTACATGATCATTCCAAAAACTTTTATTATCAGTCCATCCAATGCAATAATTCACGTTGATTGTTCCATATTCACACGAGTTCATATATTGAGCTGTTTTCCAGTTAAGAGGAATATTAGCAATATATTTTTTAGTTCTAAGACGAATAGGCCAATAATCTTTTCCTTTTGTTCCTTTAATCTTAACATCTTTTAAATTCTGTTTTACCCAATATGTATAATCACTATTAAATTTTTCAAAATCTTCCCATGTTAATGTTTGAGGAAACGGACTCTGCCACCCAAATGTTTTTTCAAATTCAGTTGCTGCTGTCCCCACCTTTTTATAAAAATCATTAAGTTTATTTATCTGAGCTTTAGAAAGATTTTTATTCTTTTTTAAAAATCGTTTATAATCTGATTCATAAAGATGTTCTGTGAATGTTTTCATATAGTTCCTTTATTCATTATCTGCATAAGTTCTTCGGTACTACCAACAAAGATAGCATTGTTATTGATTGTGTTTCCTTGTGGAGATTCTTCAATATCTTGCAATTCACCCTTGATTTTCATTTTTTTCTCACGAATTTCAAAAAGACTTTTATTAATATCCGCAAGATTCTTAATTAATCCTGAATACACTTCAACCATACGAGGATGATCTGATTCAAGAGCAAGTTCTGCTGTATTTGTTAATACGCTTCGGGATGTCTCTATAATTTGTAAAATATTTCCTCTTGCATATTCAAATTCAGCATCAACCTGTGTAAATTTAACATCAGTAGACGGTAAATTTTCTCCTTCTTCTGTAAATTCAGCTTCGATAATATCATTATTTTTCATAATATTCTCCTTGTTTATGGAAATAAATCCCTCAGTATTATTTATAAAACTAAAAAAAAGGGTTGACAATTATGTCTATATATTGTATATTATGTTTAATATCAATTTAAAAAAGGTTATATATATTATGAAAACTCTTGTTATTCACATTGAAGATCCTACTACTGACTTCCTGAAATACATTTATAAAAATATTGACTGCACAATCATTCGTGACGGTTATTCTAAAGATATTATTAAAGCTATCAAAAAGCATGATCGTATCATTATGTGCGGACATGGTGGTCCTTCTGGTCTTTTTGGTCGAAGAGGAAACATCATTTCAAAAAATATAGTTCCTTATCTGCGAGATAAAGAGTGTATCTTCATTTGGTGTCACGCAAATAAATTTGTAGAACAACATAATCTTGCTGGTCTTTACTCAGGAATGTTTATTTCTGAAGTTGCTGAAGCAGAAATGTTTGGTATCATTACAGATGAAAAAAGTGTTGAGTTCTCAAATCAGTTTTTTGCACGGATGCTTGGAAATTGTCTGAAACATAATATGAATTTGAAAGATTCATTCAAATTTATTAAAGAAAATTATGTTGATGATAAAGATCCTGTTATTAGTTACAATAATGAAAGCATGTACTACGCAGAGATAGAAGGCGACTTTCTGGTCTCATACAAATCTATGTCTGGTTCTGTTGAAATTGATGATAATTTTGATGATTTCATAGAATTAAATGAACGTTTTTTTGATGATTACACTGAAAATGATTATTGGGATTATGATATTGATGAGGATGAACGATTCGATGATATATTTGAAGATTGGAATTTTGATGAAGATGATAATTTTGATGATATGATCAAATTCTGAGAAATTATAAATAAAAGTATTGACAAAGAAGAAATAATGATTATCCTCATATTATGAGATATTTTAACCCGGTAAATAAAAAAACCAGTGTAAAAAGAATAAAAAAACGAGCACAAATTATAGAAATAGGAAAAATTTCTTGTTCTTTTTACGATTTCGATACTGGTAAAAGACTGCGTATTCAAGCAGATAAACCACTAAGAGGAGATAAAGTTAAAAAAGGAGATTATGTATATATTTGGTATACAAGAGTTAAACATGGTTATAATACCAAGTTTAAAAAAATATACATAAAAAAATCGAAATATCCTTTTAAAAAAACAAAGAGGAATGATAACAAATCCAATATCTCTTGTAAGGATAATACGGCAAAAACAAAACCAAAAGTAATAAAAATACGAAAAAAGATACAAAAAAATACAAATAATTAAAAAAAAAATACACAAAAAATTACACAAAATAAAATTACTTTCTATCCTGCTGTAGTTATCAACAAAAAAACAATATCATAAAATTACTGGCCCTATCACCGTGGGGCCGATCATCCTGCTCTATCTCACCATTTTATAGCAATGGAAATCGCAGGAGTAACGGATATTGTGTGTCCGGTCAATGATGGAAACTATATAAGCATCTTGAAATAGATGTGAAATTAGTGGAAAGTAATTGAGAAAAGGGAATGACTCTGCGGAGGGAGGCACACGTTAATTCAGTAAAAAATAAATTGAGATACATATCTTGCCTCGATTGGCACCATGCATAGGGTGCCGAGGTGCGTCTAAAAAAAATATTAAAAAAAATATTAAAAAAAATTATAAAATGACCGAACGGAACGTTCGGGCAATATGAGAACGGAACGTTCGAATAATTAATGATGATTCTATTTTATATAAATATCATTTCTTGATAATTAATTTCTTGATAATTTCGTTTCCCATATAGACATTATCTCTTATATGTAAATTTCTTGATAATTTCGTTTCCCATATAAATATCATTTCTTGATAATTAATTTCTTGATAATTTCGTTTCCCATATAGACATTATCTCTTATATGTAAATCTCTTGATAATTTCATATAAGGGAAATGGATATTTTTGTCTTGTTAATATAACAAGAATACCACCTGTCACATAAAAAATCACAAGGAAACACAAGGAAACATCATTTCATGTCCCTTCGGGACAAGATGGGCCGCTCACGTCCCATCTCTAAAACCATTTTTTTAAATAACTTTTCCTGTTGCTTTATCTTTGAAATACATGAAACCTTCATATTCTTTTCCCCCAAGATCAACATCAACAGGAGGTATCACCCGATGAGTTGAATCATGAGAAGAAATGATTTCTTCATTATATGCCCATAAATCTTCTTGTCGGGCATCTATCGGGTCAACATCAAGATAATATCTTTCGTCCACATCTTCCACATATTTACCATCTTTACTTGTGTAATAATCAACATAAACCCGCTTGATAATTTTCTGGTCTTTCACTGGTCCATAATAATTCGCTTTGATTGTGAATGACAAATCCCATCTTAACAACCTGAATCCATCAGCAACTTCACCTTCAGATGTATCGTCATGAGAAATACTATCAAGAATAATTGGTATATCCCGCATCACACCCATTGGATCAAGTTCATTAATGGTGATGTTAAATGATGGTTTAAAAAATGGAATTATTTGTTCTAACACCTGTAAACCATCAGCCATATTTTTCGAATATATGGACAACTCAATATTTATATCCCATGGAACGGGCAGGAACATTTTTTTATGTGCTCGGTCATCCATAGATTGAGCGTGAAATTTGCCGATACTGGACTGTTTTCTTTCAAAATCATATCCCATATCAGTAATAACAAATCCCATTCTTGGAAGAATTAAATTACTCATACGATCAAGATTATAATTTTGTTTAAAGGTAATGTAAAACTTTTCTTTTGATGCATAAGTTAGTGGAACTGTGATGATTTTATCATATTTCCTTGTGATAGTTATGTTATTAAATAATGTACCAAAAGCCACTATAATTTTTCTTGTGCTTCCATGATAGAAGTGATCTGTTATTGCCATATTATTTCCTATTGTATTTCGTTAGTTTTTCCAAATTTTCTGTGAAATTCTTCAAGATCTTCTATTATGCAATCAATAAAAATACATCCTTCTGCTTTATCAAGATTTTCTGGATAAATCATACAATCTTTAAATGCACAATTTATAAATGAATTTCCTGCTGGAGTAATTCTTTCAAATCTACTGTTTCTTATATTTCCAAGATCAAAATCTTTAAATTTTTTATTTTTATCTTTTGTTACCATTGAAATATTATTTGCTCTTATTGAAAAATCAGGAAATGAAGCAGATAAATTTGAAATATTATCAATAAGAAAATGACCACCTTTTATTTCTGAATCATATATAGGCATTAAATTTCCAAATTTTATCATACATTCTAATATATCACAAAAGAAAAATTCAAATTGATTAATTTTATCATCAATATATTTTATTGTACAATTGTCAAATTTTATTTTAATTTCTTCAGGAATCTTTAATTTTCTTAAAAGAACAAAATCTACATAAGCATTTTCAATAGAAAAATAATTTTCTTTTTTATATGTGAGTATTATATTTCCTTTTTTTCCTTTTAGATGTCCTCCTTCAATCATATGATATAATGTAATAAGAAAATCTTTATATCTTGACCATAAATCAGCTTTGTAATTTTTTTGCATACTATTTAAATCAATTTCTGAAAATACATTTTCGATTATATCTTCTTCATTCCATGCAGATGGAGCTATAATTTTTCTTCTTCCATGTTTATCAATTCCTTTTTCCCATGATCCATCTTTCCATGTTCCTCCTTCCCATGTTCCATCTTTCCATACTCCTTTATGCCATATACCATTTTCCCATGTTCCATCTCTCCACATTCCACCATACCAATCTCCTGATTTCCAAATACCATTATGCCACATACCGTCACGCCATACACCATTTCTCCAGATTCCAGTTTCCCATATTCCTTTTATCCATTCACCATCTTCCCATATTCCACTATCCCATGATCCACGATGCCATATACCATTTTTCCAAATTCCATCTTCCCACCATCCATCATACCATTCTCCTGCTTCCCATGTTCCATCATACCATTCACCGTTTTTCCATACTCCTTTTTTCCATATTCCTTTTTTCCAGATTCCATTTTCCCAAACACCACCATACCACGTACCTTTCTCCCATATAACACCGTTTAAAGATTCATCATAATGATAAATAGCATCATCACTTGACTTTATTTCTTTTACCCAATCAGGAATGCTTTCTAATTGTTGTATTTCTCGTATTTCATCATATATTTTTCCCATATTTTTTTTAAGTAATTCTTTTTTTATAGAAAATCCCGGAATAGGTTCTTTAATATGTAAAGCACTATCTTCTCTATTAAATTTATCCCACACTTCATAATTATGATTGTCTTCAAGAATCATAACTACCCATTTATTATATCCATTTGTTATATAAACAGGAACTTTTTGCTCATCAATTACATGATCTTTCCAATAACTCTTATCATCAGACCAACCAATGCAATAATTTACATCAATAGATCCATAACGACATGAATTCATATATTGAGCTGTTTTCCAATTAAGAGGAACATTTGCTATATAATCTTTATTTTTTATATGAATAGGCCAATAATCAATACCTTTTTTACCGGGAACATTTGAAACTTTAAGAAGCATTTTTCGACCAATTTTATAATCAGTCATAAAATTATAAAAATCCTTCCATTCCATATTTTGAACTTTTTTTGATTGCCAACCATAATCAGTTTCAAATTTTCTGCTGGCTGGTTTATTTTTAGTAAAAAATTTATTAATTGTGTTTTTTTGAGATTTAGAAAGATTATCATTCTTTTTTAAAAATCGTTCCACACTCTTTGCTTCTAATATAATATATTCTGTAAATGCTTTCATAAGTCTATTTTGATATATTTGTTATCGTCTTTTGAACTGAACTCTATACTTGTAAATTCAATTTCCATTCCATCAAATCGGTCATCTCCTGCGTATTTTTTTCCTTCGCCTTTTTTCAGATATGCAATAGTCGCATGAGGATGATATTCATTTTGTGTTTCTGTTGTTTTAATCTTTGATACTATCTCCGCATTCAATCTGCGAAGATCATCAGATTCTATGTCGATCTTGAGAACATCTTTATCATTCTCAAATAAGCTGGACTTACGCATGACAGCAGTTATCTTATTCGGCAGTACAACAGAATCAAGTACATCTGGAGTTGATGAATGAATACCATATTTTATTGTTATGTGAGGTCTCAAATCTCTTCCATCAGGAGCAAGCTCAATATCTGGTATTTCCCGGCCATAAGCTCTCATCAACTCAGACACATCTTCCGGCATCTTCACCTGAACAGAAGAATAATCATAATTCTCATTTAAGAAAGTTTTATAAGATTTCATTATTTAACCAATTCAGCTTTATATTTGCTATACGAGAATTTCATTGTTTTCTTCTTATTTTTCATCGTCTGTTGTTCATCCCGTTTTTTTATAGCTTCTTTTGGATCAGAAGCAGAAACTCTTTTTCCGTAACGTCCATCATATGTTACCCAATATTGATTAGACATTTCTTCTGGTTCAACAAAATTTTTATATGATTTCATTAATATTCTCCGTCTGAAAATGGATCAGATTCATCAAAATTAACAAATGTATCTGATTCCTGTTGAATTGGTGGGCCATCTGTAAGATCTTTATCCATATCAACCGGGGTATCGTCAATCTCAGGAACCTCAGTTGCCATTGTCTCATGACTGTAATTAAATCGTTCTGTTTCCATTCTAAAAACATTAGATTTACCAATTTGATAAAATGGTGTCTCTTTTTCTGTATAAGTTATTTCAAATATTGATAATGGTTCTGAAGGATCGACTTTAAAAACGATCAGATCGCCCTCTCTTGGTCGTACAATTTCCGGGTATAGCTCAGTAACCTCTTCTTTAAATCGTGTAACGGAAACTAAAAATGTAGCTGTATCATCAAGTTCAAGAGCAAATCTGCCTATTGCTATTGAACCATCAAAACCAGTGCTTACATTTTCGCAATAAAATTCCATAAGAACAGCAGTATCGAAAATATTTTCTGGATCTTCACCAAATAAATAATCAAACCCTTTTTCTGAATTTGTTCTTGGAATATAATATAACAATAATCCTCTTTGATAAATAGTTTCTCTTGTTAAAGAATCTATGAGAGACTGCTCATTTTTTGCTGTTACATGTTGAAAATATGGTGATATTGCCATGTTATTTTCTCCTTATTTTACCATTTATCTGGTGAATCATCTTCTTCATGCCAATTTCTGTATTGATCATATCCGCCTTTCCATTTACCACCAAGCCAGTTTCCTGTTACCCATGTTCCATTTTTCCATGTTCCATCATGCCATGTTCCATCTTTCCATACTCCTTTATGCCATATACCATTTTCCCATATTCCATCTTTCCATAAACCATCATACCATTCACCATCTTCCCATGTTCCATTATACCATGTTCCATCTTCCCATCTTCCTCTATACCATTCACCATCATACCATTCACCATCATACCATATTCCACCGTTCCACGTTCCTTTATACCATTTTCCATATTCCCATATTCCATCTTCCCATGTTCCATTATACCATGTTCCATCTTTCCATTTACCATATTCCCATACACCATCTACCCATGTTCCATCTTCCCATTTACCATTTTCCCATTTACCATTTTCCCATTCACCATTTTCCCATACACCATCTACCCATGTTCCATTTTCCCATGTTCCATCTTCCCATTCACCATCTTCCCATGTTCCATTATACCATGTTCCATCTTCCCATTTTCCATATTCCCATTTACCATTTTCCCATTTACCATTTTCCCATGTTCCGTCTTTCCATAAACCACCTTTCCATTTACCACCAAGCCAGTTTCCTATTATCCATAATCCACCATGCCATAATCCATCACGCCATGTTCCTTTTTCCCATGTTCCATTATACCATATAACTTCTTCACTATTAATAATTTCATATTTAGCATTTTTTATTAATGCTTTGTCTATCCAATGTTGGTTTTTAACAGAACTCCATGATTTATTAATTATGTTTTTATTCCTTTTAATTATAGAAAATACATTTATATTTGGAACAGATTTAATTTTATTATCTTCTTTATTCCATATCTTTATATTTTTAAAATCATTAGATATTTGTAATGCATATTTTTCAAATCCATCATAACTAATAAGAAATATGAATATGTGATTTTCTGTATATGAGTTCCAATAACTAATATTTTTTTGATATGCAACACACCATTCTCCTGTGCATTTTCCAATATAATTATTAGCTATATGTTTTGATGCTTCCCATGATAAAGGCATATATGCGTAATATCCGGGAAATAAATAAGAAAGGTCTATATAATCTATTTTTTCTCGAAGACCACGGATTCCTTTTTTCTTAATCAATTTTTTAGTTTTTGATTTAGAAGGAGAATGAATAATATATTGGAAATCTGTAATATTTAATTTTTTATTATTCCAATCTATCTCTTCTTCTTTATGTGGGTTTTTTTTAAAAAAGTCGATAAGTTGTTTCTTTTCATCTCTATTGAGTTTACGAAGTTTGTTAATTTTTGATTTAACATCTTCTATTATGATATTATATGATTTAAATCTTTGCATTTTTTCTTATTTTACCATTTATCTGGTGAATCATCTTCTTCATGCCAATTTTTGTATTGATCATATCCGCCTTTCCATTTACCACCAAGCCAGTTTCCTGTTACCCATAAGCCACCATGCCATGTTCCATCTTCCCAAATACCATCATGCCATATTCCATATAACCAGTCACCATTTTCCCATGTTCCGCCTTTGTGATAACCAAAGACCCATAATCCATCCCACCAAATGCTATCGTCATCATCTCCTTCCCATGTTCCATATTCCCATTTACCTTTTTCCCATAAACCACCTTTCCATAATCCATCACGCCATGTTCCTTTTTTCCATGTTCCGTATTCCCATACACCATCTACCCATATACCATTGAGCCATGTTCCATTTTTCCAATGAATAGTATTATTTGATGTAACTTCATAATCAGCATCAATTACTTTTGCTTTACTAAACCATTTAACTGTTTTATGTTTTTCTGTTTTAATTTTATTTCTATATGATATTATTTCTCGTTTATTGTTCTGAATAACACTAACAACATTTTCATGAGGAACAGACTTAATTTCATCTCCTTTAGAATCATAGATTTCTACATCCATAAGTCTGTCATGAGTTGCGGCAGCATATTTTTTCTTTCCATCAGGAGATACAAGAATAATAATTACTACTCCTTGACGAGCATAATCATTCCAAGATGCCGGACGATTTCCTGAAGTACACCATTTTCCTTCACATTTTCCAATATATTCTGTTCCAAACATTTGAGATGCAATATGATTAAGAGGAATATATGCATTGTAATAATCAAACATATAAGATATATCAACATAATCTTTTCCTTCTTTTAATCCTTTAAGCCCGTGTTTTTTTACATCTTTTTTAATTTTTCTTGATGATCTTTTATTCATTACATCTTTAAAATCAGAAAAGACAAGATTTCTATTATTCCAATCAATTCCTCCCGATTTTCCTTCAAGATGAGGGTTTTGTTGAAAAAATTTAATGAGTTCGTTTCGTTCTTTACTTGAGAGGTTTTTTAATCGTCTAAGTTTTGATTTAATATCTTCTGACAGTATATATAATTTAAACGGTTTCATATTATTGGTTTATATCCTTTTTCTATTAAATTATTCCATTTTCAACCACAGAAAAAATCTACGGGTTCTTCCCATTTTAAGCTAAATTCTTCTTCTAATTGATTTTTCCAATCATTATAACGATCATAAATCTTATCTCCATCAAGTGTTAATCCACCCGGAAGTTCTACATTATCAAATTTAGAAAGATTTACTCCCCATTGACAACCAATAAGACATGTAGCATATTCTTGAAGAGATCGGTCTGCCCATACATCAGGAGTTTTTTCTGGATCTATTATTCTGTATACTTCAAATGCTAATGTTCCTCCTTCTTTTATTTGGGTCCAATCAGTATTAATATAAATACGATGATTTCTATATTGAAATTCTATAGAATTGTTAATTTGGAATGTAAATCTTAATTGTGCCATATAATTCATCATCATTGTATAATAAGAAGTTCCATAACGACATGCTCCGGAACCAAATCCAATATCATAAGCAATATTTTTCATAGCGTGCCATAAATTATTCATGAATCCCCCTTTTATAAGATCATCTCCATCATATATAATCTGAACTACTGAAACAATTTCAGGAGGCATAGTAATATATTTGTTATTAATGTCGTTTTGAGTAATATCATATGTTATTGCGATATGTTCTATAGCATCATAGTGATATGTTTGATAAAATAAAATAGCTTCATCTATTCTATCATCTACTTGATCATCAGCAACATTTATATCAATAACTGGAGCACCTAATTTTCTCAAACAGTAATCTTTGAATTCATCTCTATCTTGTGGTATCATGTATTTATCTCCTATAGGAATAAAGAATGTCTTATTATTATTTATGAAAAAAAGTTCTTGACATATTTTTAAAAACGTGTATAATGATTACATACTAAACAATTGCAACTCCTGTTCGTGTTGAGACGGGGTAGGACGTATAAGGACGCTAAAGTGGATTTTTGGGAACAATGGAAGGAAATGTGTTGTGATGTATACCTTGAGTTCAAATTCTTAAACAGGAGGTGATTCTGTGGCTTTAACGGTAGAAGAAATAGAAAATATGGTGGATATGTGTAAAGAATCGCAATATGATGTTATTCATTTTACAGATGTGTATCTTGACATAGATGTTGTTGAGGAAGGACTTCGATGTATTCTTGCAAAGATAAGAAATACAGCAATGGGACTAAGTACACTCAATGCGGCTGATCGTCTGTTACTCATGCTTATTGATGGACAGAGAGAGACACATTTTTAAGAGGGACTAAGTAGGGGACTAAGTAGAAATACTCAGTCCCCCCTTTTATTAAAATTTTATTATTGGTAAATATTGATAATAATGAACCCACCTGTAAATCCATTCATCAGTAGTATCAATAAGAAAAGTAACAAATAATAATATGGAGAATATTGCTCCTCCTTCTATATTATCTATCCA